CTTCTGGACCACATTGCACATCAGTTACCACATCGATCACTGCAGAACCACCACCAGAACTTGCACTGCTAACAGGTGGCAGACCTATCAGCACTCTTGGCTGTTCTGATCCGTTATACCCAAAGATCGTGCCTAGGTAGAAACCCTTGCCGATGCTCGGTGCTGCCTGATCAGATGCAAGCTTTGGTGTGAAAGTCGTGCAGGTAATCCCACCTGTCACGATCCCATCACTATTATTTTTGCCCCATTGCATTAGTCCATTTGCATCCACACCTGAGTTGATCGGATAGCACAGCACAGCACCAGGTATCACCCAAGCTTTAACTGTGGCATCATAGGTGCAGGTTACTGTGGCTGGAACATAAGCCCAAATTAATGCAGGGCTATGATCTAAGGGAATTTCATCATCGATCTCTGAATTGAAGGTGCCATCCTTGGACTTCTTTAATAGTCGCATTAATTGCTTTGCGGTTTCAAATTCAAAAGCTACTGGGTCTGGCATTAGAAGAATCCTAGTCCTGGTAAGGTTGCAAAATTGATGGTGCCGTAAACATCGGAACTAGAAAAAACTATATAGCTATTAGCTGCATTCGCTGCAGCTTTTTTCCCTGCTCCATTAAGTCGAACTGGCTGAGTGATTTTAACCCCACCTTCAAAGATAGGTGCCCTCTCTCCATCATCCTTGCGGATCCGGTATCCCATATCTAACAAATGCATATCCCATCCTATTACTGTTTCCCCATCCACTGGATCTAAGCTGGTGTTGATCTCGATTTCATAGGTTAGCCTCCAGTATTGATAAGATCCTTCCAGCAATAACTCAGTGTTGATGTTCTTAATCTTTCCAGTCTTGGCCAAGATCCTTAGGGTGCATCCTGTGCCAGTGGAAAAAGTTACTGTAGATGAATTTACCTTGCCTATGTAGGTGGCTAAATCATAACTATCTATCGTGCTTACATTGCATCCAATCGAAAACACTGGCCTAAACTTTTCCACTGTAATGGGTGGTACAAAAGGATCGCCTGCACTGTTGTTGATGTTCGGAACTATGTAAGGGAATGAAACAAAATTCACCTTAAAATCTGGTGGTCTTAAGGTTGGTTCTGCTTCTCTATCTGCAGGTTTTTGCCCTGCCTGTTGGGTTTCCACTGCGGGTGGTGGAGTGCTGCCACTGGGTGATAATGATGCTGCATCTGGGTTAGATGAATACTCTATCGTGACTTTCCAAGTCTGTGGGTCATCCTGTTCAGGTGTGATGTTGACAGACTGAGCGTATGAATCATCATCCCCAGGGAATAGATCCCCAATCTGTGGGCAGTTTGCATGGGCATAAATTGCATCATAGATACTAATATCAGTCTGCTCTAGGGTGTCGGTGTGAACAATGAAGGATCGCGAAAAAGTATTCTGGTAACTCCTATCCAGAGTTCCTTTTCTCTCCTGCCATAGCTCTTCAAATAGATCAATCGCCATGGTTAGTTCCTTATGGGTTCAGTGCAACAGCAATGGCTTGGGGTTTTGGCATTGCTGCGGGTAGATTCTTAATAGCTTCTGCAATTTCTCTAGCAGCTTCTAGCTGTTGCGCTTCTACCTCTGCAGCAGCTTACATCAGTTGTCTAATTTCTTCTTGAACATTCTTGGCTTTGCCCATCTCATCAACCTTGACTTGAAATTCTGCAGCCGATCCAGCCTGCACTGCGGATGCAAACTGCTGTGGACCGCCTAGCCCAGTAGCTTGTTTAAGTTTGGCAATGGCATTAGCACTTCCAAGAGCAAAGGCCATGGCCCCTTCTTTGGATCCATCCATCATGCCTTTAAGTTTTGCTACTTCATTTTCATACTGCTGTAGTGGGGTAATGTTATCAGCGAAAAACTTCTTCCACCCTGGTTCTTCTATCCTCATCGGCTTTTGAACTTCATCACTAAGCTGTTGCCACTGGCGATCAAATGCAGCCAATTCCATCTCAGCTAATTGCATTTCTTCTTCTAATGCAGTTAGCCAAGTACCACCCCCATTGGATGCAGGTTGCATCATGTCATTAATATCATTAGGACCAAAGCCACCACCTGCCCCACTAAATTCTGTATCCACTAATGCCTGGGCATTTTGAGCTGCTTGGCCTAAAGCATTGGCTAGGTTGTTGACCCCATCCGCTGCATTGTTTGCTGAACCGCCAATAGTTTCCACCCCTGTTGCCCAGTCGTAGACATCTGCACCAGATTGAACGATTGCCACCCCTGCATCTGCTACTGGATCAAGAAGATTATTCTGAATCCATCGGGCCATGCTGTCACCCTTTTTGACAATGTCGATAGTGATGACCACCACATCTTTGGCAAAACCAAGTAACCATTTTAGGTCATCGATAAAAGGTTTTAAATCTGCTAGCATCTGCTCTGCAGCTTTTCGAACCTGTTCAAGCATTTCATCGATGGTCATTTTTTCGGTAAATATAATCCACTCATCCACAATGCTGGAAAGATTATCCATCACCATCCCAGTAGTAGTGGAAACAAAGGCACCAATCTTTTGTAATAGGGGTTCTAGATCCTCAGCCTTTTTGAAGACTGAATCAAAGAAGTTTGTAACGGAATCACCAAGGTTGACTAATCCAAAACCCTCTAGAAGACTGGTTCCCAGTTTCTGAATCAGCACTTCAATATTATTGGTAACCCTGCTCCAGACTCCTGAAAAACTATTGGCAGATTCCTGTGCTGCTGCTGCCATGTTTGGCATTGCTGCTGCATCCTGTAAACCCACCGCTGCATCCGTAACTGATATCAGCCCTGCTGCTACTCTGCGCTTAAGCTCATCAACACTGATACCCATCCTGCTAGCCATAGCTTCAAAGATCGGGATCCCCTCTTCAGCCAGTTTGCCCAAGGCAGACATAGTTGCCACACCCTCACTAGCCATGTCTGCTAGTTTATCTGTGATCAGGGCTACAATCTTTTCGGGATTCCCTAGGGCTACACCCAGTCTGTTAAAGTCCTTGATTAAACCAGTAACTACATCGGGTCGGAATTTCATTTGGCTTAATCGGGTAGCTGCTTCACCCAATGCGTTAAAGCTGGCACTGGGGCCAGTCTTCATGATGTCTTGCAAACCTTTAGCTATTCCTTTAAATCCGGTCAGTGCCTTAAGTCGGTTGTCCAGTTCTTGGAACTTACTTCCTGAATCAATAACCTTGGCACCTAGATCAATCACAGAGGATGTAATCTTAGTTACCAGATTCAAAGCCCCATCAAAGATCTTGCTGAATGCGGATGTAAAGAATCCTATGCCTAGCATGTCGGTAATTTTCATCCCACCACTGGATGATGCACCCTTAGATTTTTGCCCACCACCTGCATTAATTTTGTTGGCTTTATCGGTAGCATCCATCAATTTTCTAGTGGAATCCGCAGCTAGATTATTAGCTTTATTGAATCCACTTGTTTTTGATGCTGCTGAATCCATCGCAGATGTGAAGCTTGATAGGTCTGCTGTAACACTTAGACTGGCTCTACCTAGACTTGTATCTGCCATGTCTATTTCCTTTTCTTAGTAACTAACCCACCTAACATCGCTGCCAACTGTGCTGGGGTTTGTTTCTGCTCTGCTCTCTCACCTAACCAGTCAGGGATAAAATCAGATAACTTGTGTTTGCTGGTGCTGGTGCAAGCCACTTGGGTGTGCTGCATGCTTCCAGCTAAGAAATCTAATCGCGCATCCCCTATAGGTTCGATCTTGGCAAATGCCACCCATTCCATTAATTCACTGTGGCTCATCTCCTGCTCAATCTCGCTTACCATCTTCTTTAAGTGTCCAGCCAATCGAAACAAAAATAGTCTCGATGGGCTTTCCCTTAGTTTTTTTCCGCATCCTCTACTGCACCTGCACCAATACGATTTATTTTCAAGATCGCATCAAAGATCTTTTCCAAGATCGTTGCAGGTAACACATTCACTTCTGAAATATCAGCCTCAGTGAATAAGGCTTTGCCCTGTTCATCGCAGCACCCTTTAATAAGCATCCGTGCCCGCAAGTTGTCAGGGGTTTTACCCTTAGTTCTGGCTGAATTGAATTCGTTATCTATAGAATCGCGTTCACCAACAGTAAGACTTCTGACCCAAACAGATCCTTCCCACTCGGGTACCAAAACTTCCTGCCTGGGCAGGTTGTCTTTTTTTGCAAGGATCTGTGATCGCGATAAAGCCATGAATAAACTCCCTTAGTCTGGGTAACAAATACCCGAGACTTTAACAGTGAAAGTACACTTGATAAGTTCATCACCAACAGCAATGGAACTAATACCCCTGCTGGTGATAAATCCATTAACAGTAACTGAAAAAGATATGGGTGCAGGAATTGCAATTACAAAAGCTGATTCAGTGCGAGCATATGCAATGGCATTCAAGGCTGCAAAATTCGCAGAGGTCAGATTGCATTCAAAGCTCATTTCACCTGCATCCTCTAATCCAGCTATGAATTCATGAGCCTGATTAGGTGAGGAAAGATTAGTTACCTGAATGCTGCCGATTTTTGACTGAGGTGGAGTGATTGAAATTACTTCAGCAACAGCAGAACCAGCAGTAAGGGTAACACCATAAGTAGATTGAACAGCCATAGTTCTAGCCTCCAAAAAAGTCGGTTACAGTTTCAGTAAATAAGACCACCACATCAATCGTTGCTCGGTGGATCCCAGTATCCTTTGCAGATTCTAGATCCCACCCCACATCCTCAGAATCTAATCTAGACTGGTGGATGTAAGTGGTGTCCCAGTTGCCCTGAAAACCATCTACCCTTAGTCTAATTGATTCAACTATTGATTCGCAAACTGTACGGCTTGTAGCAAAAATGTCACAGGTGATCCTTGCAGTGCAAACACCTGTTGCCCCACGCAAAGTCAACTGCCGATCAACAGATGTTTTTTCATATACCAAAAGTGGCAACAGTGCATTCTGCGGGCTGGCATCTGGATAGATCCTAGTTCCCAGCAGTGCTGTGATAGATCCTTCACCTGTCAGGTAGGAATAAAAATCAGCTTCAATCATTTCTTTACCCCTATTTTAGAGATAATTTCAGCCATCTTTTCTGAGAATCTGTTGAATATCTGTGATCCAACCGCAGCAAGTGCTGGCTTCATGAATGGTTCTTCTCTAGCACCAGGATGTTGGTAACTACTCAGGGTTACCTGCTTTTTGGATCCTTCTTTTAATGGACCCATAAAGGTGTTTAATCGTTCTAATTTTCTTGGCTTGATTGCATGGGAAGATGCACCCCTTTCAACAAGGTGGGCATATCTGTAAGGCTTTGATATAAATTTACCTTTAGCATAAAAGGTGCTTATCTTAGGACCAACCATCCCAACGATTCTTTTCTTTACACCCCTACCATATTTCTTAGTTTTAAGACCGATGGATTTTCTAAGAAGTCCTAGTCTGCCTTGTTTATTCTTGTTGCTTCTTTGCCTTGGTGCATTGGCCTTTACTTGTTTCTGCAAGGGCTGTAGGGCATAGCGCATTGCTGATACAAGCTTGGTATCAGACTTGCCACCAGTCAATTCCTTAAATTTTGATATTAACTGATCAAGTCCTTCTATTTTGGTTTGACCTTTTTTAAAAAGGATGGATCGGTCTAGTTTGCTCATTAGTTCACCAGCTCCACGCAGTCAACCTGCAAAGTGTGGTCGCCTTCATCAACATTGATGATGCTTGCAATATTGAAAATTCGCGAATCCATTTTGATACGGTGGCCATGCTCCAAACCAGCAAACCATCTCAGAGTGATCCGGTGAGATAGTTCTGGCCTAACCGATTTAGCATAGAAACCTTCTCGGGATGTGAGTGGGATTACACCTGCCCAGCGTGTTTGAGTGGTTTTCCAAGTGTTTACAGGCTGACCCATGGCATCGCTAGTGGATGTCTGTGTTTGAATCTCCACCCTATACTGCAATAGTCCTGGGCGCATTAGTGGTAGATCCCTGAGGTGTACTGTTGGATGATAGATTCCACAGCCATAGGAACTTCTTTAAGGTCACCATCTGTGACCGCTGATCGGTTTTCATAGAGATGGGCCACATAGAACAACATCCCAGATTTCAGCAATTTAGGCACCATGCTAGGGGTGGTGTAGCCAGTGGTGTAACTGACTTGCACAGCATTAACTACTTCTGCGGTTGCTGGCCATGATTGCCCAAAAGCAGGGGTAATTCTTGCAGGGTTAGACACTAGGTCTTCTATCCAGTCATCCATATATTGCTGATTGTTTTCTGAGTCTGCGTAGCCAATATCTTCAATGGATTGAACTGGGCCTTTTGGCAGATAAATGATGTCATCAAAAGAATCCAAAGCCAGTAGGAGTTCTTGACTGGCTATGGATATTTCGCACTGCGATTCAAAGTACATCCTTGCACTGGTGATGCAGCTAGATAAAAGCGCATCATCATAATTGCCATCAACTCTTAGATGGTTTTTTACCTCTTGCAGTGTCAGAGGTTCGGTTATCGGTGGTGTCACTACCTGCGTTCGACCCTTGATTTCCATTTTTTCGTACCTCAGGTATGACTTTAGAACTAGCCTTTTCAGTTGCTGCTGGTAATGCAGGGCTGGCATAACCAATCCTGCACCACTCAGAAGCTACATCATCAGGGAGATCAACCACCTGTCTGGTTTGGAAGGATTTTCCCAAGCCAGACAGGTTTTTTAAAATGGTTACTAGCATTAGGAAGCCGCCATGATTAGGTGTTTAACAGGGTTATAAGTGGTTGCATTTGCGCTCAAAAGCAAACCAGAAGATCTAGCGATAGCCACCCAACCAATTTGGCCAGATGTCGCATAGGTTTCTGATTGGCGCACAATGGTTATACCACCATCACCTGCCACATCACGCACAAAGTATTTGGAGAAATCACCAAACAGCAAAACTTTACCTGCAGCAGATAAGGAAGAGGCCATGTTGGAATTCAGGGTCACAGGATAACCCATGATGGTTGGCACTCTGGCATCTGCACCTGCATAGGTCTGGCTGAAGATTGGTGATCCGTTATCATCTTTCAGCTTGGCAATGGCTGCCAAGATGGAAGGATGACACATGAAACCAACATTGCCAGTGGTCTTATATGCCTGGTCTACAGAGAACACCAAATCAATGATTTCGTCCACAGTGATTGCATTAGTTGCGCTAGCTGTTTTACCAGCAGCAGAACCAACCACAATACCTTGGGGCTGGGATGATCCAGTACCAGTGGTGAATAAGCTTTCCTGAATTCTCCCGATCCTAATCCCGGCTTGTTCTGCAACAAGGCTTTCAACATCAATCAAGGCATCTTGCATAAGTTCATAACTGGTCAGAACCTGACCCGATGAAAACTTATACGCTGCCATGGTTTTGTTGGTGAAAGTCAAAGCTACTTCAGAGATAGAACCATTTTCTGCAATGAGCGTTCCAGCGTTGCTGGTGTCATCAAGACATGGCATTTGAATGTTTGAACCATTGCTGGTGCTGATTACAGTTGCCACTTGGCGCACTGCATTATAATCGCGCATAGCTTGGGTAAGTGTGCCGTAGAATTCATCATTAACCAAGGCACCACCGATGCCAGTGGAACCAACACCTTGGGCACGAGCTTCTAGGTTAAGTTCGTTGCTATTAAGGTCTAGGCCGATTTCATTTGCTGCAGCAGCAAATTCAGACCTGAAACCCCTGGTACCTCTAAGGAACCAACCACGCACAGCATTAGCTTTGGTGCGCTTGGATTTTTTATCGGATAGATCAGCAACAAAGTTTGGAGCTGCAATAGGTGCAGATTTTCTTACACTGCGTTTAACAGCTTCAAGCTTTTCTGAATTTTGTTGGATTGATGCACTGCCAGCAGCAGCATCTTCTAAGAGGGCAAGTCTAATATCAATATCAGCTACAGAAGCAGCCAAGTTATCAAAGCTGGTTTGCTCTTCTGGGGTCAATGCTCGAACTGCCATGGCTTCCATGGAGTTAACTTTTTCGATCCGATCAAGCTGCAATGCTTTGATTTCACTAATACTCATAGGTATTGTTCCTTGAAAAAGAGTTCTTCAAGGTGCCCGCTTGTACGCAGTGGCACCTACTGGAATGCTCCAGCGGCCACCTTGCGTAAATACTGCAGGGCTAACCCCATTTTCACATGGGTTTGAAATGTGTCAAACTGTATGGAATGATGGAAAACAGCGCATGGTGAATGGCTAGAAACTAAGGCTTTGATTGATCATCACGCATTTTAGTTCGGGATCATGAACTAAGGATGTTGCTTAGTTCAGGGAAATGGCTTTGCGTGAACTAAGGAATAAAAAAAGCCCCTAGGGATTAGCTAGGGGCTAAAGGTTGGATGGTGTTATCTTAACCAAGAGATATTACTTTTAAGGTAAACATAAACTGGGGACAATATAAGAAATACAATAAAGCCTGCAATGAATATTAGAACCACCCGAATACACAATCCAATTAAATGACCTATGTTTTGCGGTGGTGCAGGTTCCTTATTCTTATTAGCAATAGTCGCATAAATCACATGAAGGGGGATGGTTATAAACAACCCAAACACGCCACACATTAACGCTAAGAAGTGAAGCACAATAAAAACAGCATGACCCATGGTTCCATCCTCAGTTAGAGTAATGAAACCATGGTATCAAATCACTTTTGGGATACCAAGATTATTTTACTTTTAACATACTGACCAGATTTACTCGTCTTTGGATCTCTGATTCCTGCTCCTGTTTTTCTGCTAAGAAACTTGACAGGCTTCTTAGGCCTATTTCAGTATTGAGGTATGCCGGATAGGTTACTGCAGACACATCATGCAGATCGACATCAAGCAGGGTTCGGATGTTCTTATCACCATCTTTATCCCATGAATCTTTCTTAGTCACAAAGGCAAAGCTCATCTGGGTAACATCTCCTCTGCTCATCGAGACCATTAGATCCCTTGCATAGCTGGTATCTGGTGGGGTGATCTCTACTAGTAACCCTTCAGAATCTACGGAAAGATTAAGAGTGCCACTGGTGGACCGCCCTAGAATTAGGTTCTGATCATGGTTAATAAGTGCGCGAACATCTGCACCCTGTGCCAGTGATCGGGTAAAAGCTTTAGGGTCAATCTGTTCAAGGAATCCACCCAAGTCCTGTGATCGGTTTGGGCTGAACTTGGCAGCATAACCCACCAGTTTCTTCCCATCAGCTTCAACTCGGAATTCTGCGGTGTATCTTGTTTCTAGTTTAACCATGATGTTTTCTCCCAGTTAGCTTTGGTATCGATCCAGTTTACTAATTTATCATCGGCCAAAAGTTTTAGATTTCTTGGTGTGGCAGATCCAGCTAAGTCCAGCCATTCTGCCTTCAATGCTTCACAATGATCTGCAGCAGCTCGGACACCACCACCCGATTCTGGCTGGATGAATTCCATTACAGGTTCCAAGATAATCTGGACCCGCTCTTGGTGGGCTTCAAGAAACTTTTCCAAGGCTGGGATAAAATCCCCAGGCTTATTAGAAATCCGGCCAAGATGATTGGCTTCAATCTTTCTAATCTGTTTCCTAGCAGCTTCCAAAAGTTTGGCAAAGCCAAAGGCATTTTGTTGGGGTGCAGGTGCTGGGATTGGATCGGGTGTGGGTGGATTAATTTTTAGACCTGAGAATATGGAATCCAAAATAGTCTGATCCAGAAATGGGAAGGATGCTAGGGCAATTGCCTTGGCTGATTCAATCGGGATAAGACCTTCACCAACCTTGGCCACTAGGTCAACCAGACTGGTGATCTGTTCGCCATTTAAAGCTGTTGCTGCCACATCTGCGGTAGGTGGTGCTATTGGTGCTGATGCTGTTGGGTCTTGTGGGCTTGTTGGAAGCTGCCCAGTCAGGGCTGCAGCATCCACTGCCACCTGTGATTGACCAGGGCCAAATGCTGGATCCATGTTTTTTGGAATCATGTACCCATCGAGTCCTGATATGCTTGGAAGGTTCTCAAGTGCCCTAACATCATTACGGCTAAGCCATCCCCAGTTCAAAGCCTGAGCATAGAAAGATGATCTGCCTGCGGTGTCACCCCTAAGTAATGCATCTTGATTATGCTCTGCATAAAGCTGGTCAAGGCTACTAATCAACTTAAAGTTAATTTCCTGTTCCCACCTAATCAACCAAGGGCGCAAAGTTTCCTGAAGGAATGCTAAGTTATCTTGCTCAAGACTGCTGTAAGTTCCTGCACCTGCACCAATTTTGCTGGCTGGAATTTTGAACCATCGTGCTACTTCTTGAAGCTGGAATGATCTAGATGCTATCCACTGGGCATCATCTGGTGGGGTTCCGATTGTTTGGTAGGTCACACCATTTTGAAGGATCGCTACTCTGTGGGCATTCTTAACAGTGGCATGCATATCTTCCCATGATTTACGCATGTTTTGAATTGCTTCTGAATTTAATTTCCCTGGTACCGAGATGACCCCAGCAGGTTTGCCACCCTGACCGAAAAAAGTTGAACCAAACTCTTCAACAGCCATACCAAGACCGATTGAATTTTTAGCCTGGGCAATAACGCTATAGCCTTTGACACCATCAAAAGACAGGCCTTTGATATGCAAAATTTCTGTGGGTAAAAAGATCACTGATCCGTATTTGTAAAACAGTTCCCCTTTTTCATCTCGCACAGGTTCAACCTGTGAAGGATCGAGTGGCCAGAGTTGTTGTACCCTGCCAGAGTTTTTATCTCTGACGATTTCTGCATAGCCATTACCCCATACCAAAGCATGACCCATGAGGGTTTCACGAAAAGTTAAGGCAG